CTTGTAAGACTGTAAGATTAAACAAAGTTAGATTTAATGTTTCAGTTACAGCACCAGCTGATGCAATTCGTTTGCAATGGGATGCAACAACAGATGTTGTATTTCAAACTTTAGCAGGTGAAATGGAATTTGATTACAGCGACTTTGGCGGGTTATCAAATACCGAAGCATCAGGTTTTACAGGTGATGTTAATCTTGTTTTACCAGCTTGTACATCAGGAGACACCGGAACAGTTGTTTGTGAATGGACTAAAACTTACGAGTCCTAGGAGTTTAAATGGCTAACACTACCTCAGGTACAACTACTTTTGATAAAACTTTTTCTATTGATGAGATAATAGAAGAGGCTTTTGAAAGATTAGGTGTTCAAAATGTATCTGGTTATCAATTAAAAACCTCAAGAAGATCCATTAATATAATGTTTCAAGAGTGGGGTAATAGAGGCATACATTACTGGGAAGTAGGTTCAACAAACTTAGATCTTATAGAAGGACAATCAGATTATGATTTTTTTAGATCAAGTGGTGATGGAACCTCTGCAACAACGACAGATCCAGCAAGTGTATTTGGAGTATCAGATGTCTTGGAAGCACAGTTAAGATCTAACAGAACTCAAACAGATCAATCAGATAGTCCTATGACTAAAGTTGATAGATCTACTTACGCAGGATTTTCTAATAAATTATCTAAAGGTACACCTAATCAATATTGGGTGGAGAGATTTATTGATAAAGTTAGAATACACATTTACCCAACACCGGATTCAAGTAATGCATCAAAAGACATGCACTTCTTTTTTATAAAAAGAATTCAAGATGCGGGAGCCTACACTAATGCAACTGATGTTCCATTTAGATTTGTTCCATGTATGACCTCAGGTTTGACATACTACTTATCAATGAAATACGCACCACAGCTAACACAACAAATGAAATTAGTTTATGAAGATGAATTTCAAAGAGCATTACAAGAAGATGGGTCAGCTTCAAGTACATACATTACACCTAAAGCTTATTACCCAGGATCATAATGGCAAAGTATGCAACAGGTAAATATGCAAGAGCAATATCTGATAGATCAGGTATGGAGTTTCCATACAAAGAGATGGTCAGAGAATGGAATGGTTCTTTCGTTCACGTTTCAGAGTTCGAACCAAAGCAACCACAATTGGAACCGAAACCAATGAATGGTGATTCCATATCACTTAGACATGTGAGACCTGATAGAACAGAGACAGCTGTTCCTAATTTATTGCCCTTAAATCCATTTACAACAACTAGTGGTTCTACAACAATAAGTGTTAATGAACCCGATCATGGTAGATCAACAGGAGATACTGTTTGTTTTAGAGATGCAGGTGTTGTTGGAGGAGTTGCAGCAGCGACTATAAATCTAGCTGCAGGATATACAATTACCAAAGTAGACACAGATAATTATACCTTTGCAACAGCTACAACATCTAGTATAAGTGAAACAGGAGGAGGCGGTTCTGCATCAGCAGGACCTGTAACAGTAACGCCATGATTAAAAAAATTATAAATATTATAAAAAATTGGTTTACACCCAAAGAAGAAAAAGATCCACACTTGGTCTTATATGAGGAAGTAAAACCACAACATTGTTCAGGACATACAAGATTTAGAAAATCTTGTCCTCTTTGTCAGGAGATAGTAAAATAATGGCATACACTTTGGATAATCTAAGAACTGATATTAGAAATTATACAGAGGTAGACGATGGTGTTTTATCGAATACAGTATTAGACACTATCATTAAAAATTCAGAAAATACAATTTATAGAGAAGCAGATTCTGATGATAATAGATTTTATGCAACATCAAATTTAGCATCTGGAAGTAGATATGTAACTATACCATCTGATTTAAGATTTATAAGATATGTACAATTAACGGATGCATCTGGTAATCAAACTTTTTTGGAAAAAAAAGATACAAGTTACATGGCGGCTTTTTATGATACTCCAGGTACGGCTTCAGGTATTCCAAAATATTATGCTAACTGGGATGCTAATTTTTGGGTGGTTGCACCTACTCCAAATAGCACCAATTTAATTACATTAGCTTATACGAAACAACCAGATAGTATCACGGTGACAGCAGGAGCAACTCCACCGAGCACGAATGGTACCTATATATCCAACAAATATCAGGATTTACTTTTGTATGCCTGTCTGGTAGAAGCATATGGATACTTGAAAGGTCCTGCGGATATGTTACAATACTATACAAAGGCTTATCAAAAAGCTATACAATCGTACGCGATCGAACAACAAGGTCGTAGACGCCGAGACGAATATGAAGATGGTGTTATTCGAACTCCTTTAAAATCACCATCACCATAATATTAAGGAGATAATTAAATGGCAAATATAGTACCTGACTCTTTTAAAACAGATCTACTAAAAGGTGTGTTTAGTTTTGACACATCGGGAAATAGTGGAACTTCTTTTAAACTTGCACTTTACACTGAGATTACTGGTTTCAGCGCAGGTTCTACTACAGCGTACACTACTACTAATGAGGTTTCTTCATCTGGTACAAGTTACTCTGCACGTGGAAACGCTTTAACTAATAATGGTGTATCGATATCAAGTAATATTGCATTCGTTGACTTTGCAGATTTAACTTTTAGTTCTGTAACGTTAAATGCAAAAGGAGCTCTGATTTATAAAGATGGCGGATCTGATAATGCTGTATTAGTGTTAGATTTTGGTGGAACAAAAACTGCAACTAACGGTGATTTCGTTATTCAGTTTCCAACACCAAACTCTTCTAGTGCAATTATTAGACTTGGCGACGCGTAATAAAATTTGGAGTAGTAAATGACGGCATTTGTAATTAACGATAGGGTTAAGCAAACCACGACAACTACTGGCACAGGAACGATTGACTTAACTGGAACTGAAACTGGTTTTGAAACATTCGTTGCCGGTATCGGGGATGGTGTGCAAACTCATTACGCCATCGTGCATGATGGTACATCTGACTTTGAAGTTGGCACTGGAACTGTAACAGACGCATCAACGGACACTCTTTCAAGACAGTCGGTCATTTCATCTTCTAATAGCGACAACCTAGTAGACTTTGGTGCAGGGAGCAAAACTGTATTCTGTACATTGCCAGCTAAGAAAACCATTTCTGCAGTGATGGATGCAACACCTTTTGTTGTAACTCACGCCTCAACTCTAAGTCTTAATCAAACAATAGACTCTGGAGTTTTAGCAGGACCGGTTACAATAACAGGAACACAAACAATAACAGGAACGGTAGTAGTCGTATAATGAGTCAAATAGAAGTAGATAAAGTAATTCCACAATCAGGCACATCATTAACTATTGGTGATTCTGGTGATACTATTAATATAGTTGGAACGTTACAGAATAATGGCTCTGCATTAACTGGAGATATCTCATCAGTTGTTGCAGGAACAGGTTTATCAGGTGGTGGGACATCAGGTGATGTAACTTTAAACGTAGATTTAATAAGTAAACAAGCAGGAACAAATTTTACAAATAGTTTATTAGTAGGTACTAGTAGTACAGGAACTTTAGATTCTGCATCTTCTAATACTGGTGTTGGAATAGGAGTTTTTGCAGCTTTAACTTCTGGAGATAATAACACAGCTGTAGGAACAAGCTCTTTAGATGTTCTTACAACAGGTGGAACTAATTCCGCTTTTGGTGTAGGATCATTAGGTTCTAACACAACAGGTAGTCAAAATACCGCTGTTGGTTATCAGGCTCTTGGTTCAAATAGCACAGCAAGTGCTAATGTTGCTGTTGGAGAAAATGCCTTAGTCCTTAATACAACAGGAGCAAATAATGTAGCTGTTGGTTATTTATCATTAGATGCTAATACTACAGGAGCTGGGAATACTTCAGTTGGACAAAACTCATTAAGCTCTAACACAACAGCATCAGATAACACAGCTGTTGGTCACCAAGCATTATTTACAAATGTTACAGGTGCTAACAATGTTGCCATTGGAAAAAACGCTTTATTTTTTAATACTGTTTCAACTAATACAGCAGTTGGTAATTTAGCAATGACTAATACTACTACCGGTGCTGGTAATACTGCAGTTGGTCAAAATGCTTTGACAGCTAACACTGAAGGAGAAAATAATGTAGCAATAGGTAAAAATGCTCTTGATGGGAATACTACAGGGGATGGTAGTGTTGCTATTGGTTTTGACGCTTTAACAGCACAAACTACAGCAGGAAATAATGTAGCAATAGGAAGTTGTGCTTTAAGGGTTAATCAAACAGGTACTAGCCTTGTAGCAATAGGATTTTGTGCTTTATCTTCTAATTCAGGAAATCAAAACATTGCTATTGGTGATAGAACAATGAAAACTAACTCTTCAGGAATTTTAAATACAGCTATGGGACACACAACAATGTGTGATAACAGTTCGGGAGGTTGTAATGTAGGTATAGGTGCTGGTGCTTTAAAGAAAAATACAACAGGAGATAGAAATACAGCAGTAGGTAATACAGCTTTAGATAATAACACAACAGGAGAAGAAAATGTTGCAATAGGTTTTAATGCTTTAGGTGCTAGTACAACAGCATCTAATAATGTTGCAATAGGTATTGACGCTTTAAAAGCAAACACAACAGGTTGTCAAAATACAGCTGTTGGTAAATGTGCGTTACAAGCTTGCACAGAGGGTTTTAGAAACGTAGCAGTTGGTAGAAAATCTTTAGGTGCTGTGTCAACAGGTGACTGTAACGTTGGTGTTGGTTACAATGCTGGAGACATTACTAATACAGGAGATAATAATCACTCATTTGGACATGATTCAAACCCATCAAGTAATTCAGTTTCTCATGAAATTACTTTGGGTAATAGTGCTAATAATAATTTAAGATGTGCTGATACATCTATTTCATCTTTATCAGACGAAAGAGATAAAACAAATATTGAAGATATACCTCATGGATTAGATTACATTTTAGCTATGAGGCCTGTTAAATTTGATTGGCAAGCAAGAGATGGATCCAGAGCAGGTAAAAAAGACTACGGATTTATTGCACAAGAATTAGATCAAGTTGAAGAAACTTTTGGAAACAGAGAATATACAAGATTAGTACATAAAAATAATCCTGATAAATGGGAAACTGATCCTATGAAAACTTATCCAATTCTAATAAAAGCAATACAAGAATTATCAGAAGAAAATAAAGACTTGAAATCTAGAATAGAAGCGTTAGAAAGTAATTAATAAATAGAAAGGAATAAAAATGCTTAATACGTACGTCGTAGAGGGTGGTGTTGGTAAATGTACCGCGTTCACTGCTTTACTACCTAAACTAAGAAAAAAATCAGAGGTGCAAGTTTATACACCTTACATAGATTGTTTTGCCGGTAATCCTGATGTTAAACTTGCATTGGAGCAAACAATACCTTTACAGGATCCAAGAATCATGGCGTCTGATAATATATTTTATTGTGAGCCATACAAATCAAATTTTCAATTTGGTAAACAACATATAATCGAGAGTTACTGTGAGCATCACGGTGTCGATTTTAATAGATCCATGACCGGTAAACTTTATACAGATCAACATAAAGCATCTGTTACCAAGTGGTTAGGAGATAATAATATCGGTAAATATATCATGATTCAGTTTTCAGGTGGTCAGGCTAAATGGAACTATGGGGAGAATGTTCAATATCAAAACATTAATCCAAACAGAAATTATCAACCTTATCTTGCTCAACAATTAGTTAATATGTTATTGGAAGAATATAAAGATACAACCATCATCAATTGTGTTTTACCTAATGAACCACACTATAAAGGTACGATCAGATGTGATCTGCATTGGGCCCAGATCCATGAGATGTTAAAAGGAGCTGAAGGATTCGTTAGTATCGATAGTTGTCTACAACACTTTTCACCCTCGGCTAAAGCTTATGGTGTCGTTATTTGGGGTTCGACAAGATGGACTCAATTTGGTTATTCACACAATAAAAACCTACATTTCCACATGGGTGATAAGTGGGATGAGGCCAAATTTAATGATAGTGACCCAAGAAATAATATGGTAGAACCCAAGTTAGTTATTGATAATTTCAAGAAACTTGATAAAAATAAGACAGTTGCATGCGCAACAATATAATCACGGAGGATAAACTATGTCAGACGAAGTAAAAACAGCAGAGGAAATCGCACAAGATTACACAGCTATGGGTCATTCTGTAGATCTAATCAATGGTATCATTGACGGTTCTCAAATGAGCGAAGAAGAAGCAGTTGATAGACAAGATTGTGTGGATAGAAATGTTGAACACTTAGAAATCATGGTTGCTAAAGATTACTGGACTTCAGAGGATATGACTGCAGCTAATGCTGCTATCACTGCTGGTAAATCTTACACAGCAAGCTAGGAGTCTAAATGATCACAATCGACGATAAAAAGTACGATGAAACTAAACTTTCTGATGACGGGAAAGGTGCGTTACAAAATATCCAAGTATTAACCCAAGAACAAAATAAGTTAAAAGTAAGATTTACCAATAACGAGATTTTGATGAAACATTACTTAGATATTTTAAAATCTAACTTACCTGAGGAATTAAAAGAAGAAACCAAATGAGTGAAGTAAAAGTAAATAAACTCAGTCCAAGATCTGGCACCACTGTTACAATAGGTGATTCTGGTGATACTGTTAATATTGTCGGAACATTACAAAACAATGGTTCAGCTGTAGAAGTCGACAGTGTAACTTTCAAAGAAGGTGGCACAAATTTTACAAACAGTTTATTAGTTGGCACAGATTCAACAGGGACTTTATCTTCAGCTGATGAAAATACTGGAGTTGGAGTAGGGGTATTTGCTGCACTAACATCTGGGGATAACAATGTAGCTGTAGGAAAAAATTCTTTAGCTCTTAACACAACAGGTTCAAATAACGTAGCAGTTGGTAGACAATCTTTAGATGCAAATACTACAGGTCAAAAAAATACAGCAGTTGGTCAAGGAGCTTTAGGTGCTAATACAACAGCTAATGATAACACAGCATTGGGAGTTAATGCTTTATTAGCTAATACAACAGGAGAAAGAAATACAGCAATAGGAAGTTGTGCATTAAAAGTTGCTACAACAGCAAATGATAATACAGCAGTTGGGAAATCTTCTTTGACAGCAAATACATCTGGTACGGGGAACGTTTCCATTGGTAATGCTATGGAAGCAAACACAGAAGGAAATGATAATACAGCTTTAGGTAATGGTTCATTACAAACAAATACAACAGGAGATAATAATACTGCTTTAGGTAGATTGGCTCTTAAATTAAATACTACAGCAAATAATAACACAGCAGTGGGTTATACTTCTTTATGTGCTAACACAACAGGTACATCAAACACAGCATTAGGAGTAGAAGCATTATTTAAAAATACAACAGCTAGTAATAATACAGCTGTTGGTAGAGAAGCTCTTTGTGCAAATACGACAGGAGCAAACAATGTTGCTATTGGTCAAAGTGCATTATGTAAAAATACAGAAGCTGATAACAATACGGCAGTTGGTTTTGATGCTTTAAAAGATAATACCACAGGAACAGTAAATACTGCTATGGGGAGACAATCATTACAGAATAATACAACAGCAGACGGTAACACAGCTTACGGACATAATACTCTTAATACAGTTACAACAGGTGGTTGTAATACAGCAGTAGGTGGAAGCGCTTTATTTAATAATACAGGTACTTGTAATGCTGCTGTCGGTCATAGTGCCTTAGTTGCTAATACAACGGGTGGTGATAATACAGCTGTAGGTGCTGGTGCTTTACAAAGAAACACAACTGCTTCAAATATTACAGCTGTTGGACACAACGCCTTATGTGATAACACTACAGGTACAAGTAACACAGGAGTTGGAGATAGTGCTTTAGCAAATACCACTACAGGTGCAGAAAACACAGCGGTTGGTATAAGTTCAATATTTACTAACACAACAGGTAATCAAAATACAGCAATAGGTTGTGGTTCTTTAAATGCTAATACGACAGCAAATCATAATACAGGATTAGGTTGGAAGAGTTTAACAGCTAATACAACTGGTGTAGAAAACACAGCAGTTGGTTCTAATTCTTTAAAAAGTAATGACACAGGCAATAGAAATACAAGTGTTGGTTATGTATCTTTATGTGATGTTTCTGGTGCTGGTAACGAAAATGCAGCCTTAGGTTACGCCGCTGGTTGTAAAGTTACAACTGGAGATGAAAATGTATTTTTAGGATATAGAGCTGGTAATACAACAACTACAGGGAGTTGTAATGTTGCTATTGGGCCATCTTCATTTATGGATAGTGCTAGCACTAGTAATTCTATTGTAATGGGTTTTAATGTTGAAAGTATAGCTAATGCCTTAACTTTTGGTAATCAATCATTAGACTCAAGAATAGCTTTTGGTGCAACTTCAATTACAGCACCATCAGATCAAAGATTAAAAGAAGATATACAAGATGATACTGCTGGTCTAAGTTTTATTAATGATTTAAGACCTGTAACTTATAAATGGAAAAAAGAAAAAGATATTCCAGAAGAAATGAGAGCACATGTTGCTGGTTCTGAAAAACGATATAATAATGATAAAGTCAATCATGGATTTATCGCACAAGAGGTAAAAGAGGCTATTGATAAACACCCAGAATTAAAAGATGGTTTTAGTATGTGGGCAGAAGAAGATAGTTTAGGTGGAAGACAGAGGTTAGCAGAGGGTGCATTAATACCTATGTTAGTCAATGCAATTAAAGAATTAAAAGCTAGAATAGAGGTTTTAGAAAATGAGTAGTATTATAAAAGTAGATACAATTCAGGATCAAGACGGTAATAATATTATTAACGAATCAGGTAACACGATTACTATTGGTGCATCTGGTGATACTGTTACAATTCCTGCAGGCGCAACATTTACGAACTCAGGAACTACTTCAGCGATCACAATCTCTGGAGCATTAAGTGTAGACGGTGGAACAATAAAATTAGATGGTAATTATCCGACAGGAACAGGTAATGTAGCAATAGGAGATACTGCTTTAGATTCAGTTCAATCTGGTGGAGATCGTAATGTTGCTATTGGAGATCATGCTGGAACAGCAATTACAACAGGTGATATTAATATTGCAATAGGTGCTTGTGCTTTAGAAACAAGTAGTACAACTTCTGCAAATATAGCAATAGGTTCAGAGACACTCCGTAATACTACTTCTGGTACTTCAAATACAGCTGTAGGAATAGCTGCATTGTGTGCAAACACGACAGGTGGAGAAAATATTGCTTTAGGAAGATCAGCTTTAGTTAAAAATACAGAGGGAAATTGTAATACAGCTATTGGTGGTCAAAATGCTCTAGCTTGTAACACAACAGGTTCTACCAATACAGCTATAGGTCAAAACTCCCTTTGTGCAAACACTACAGCTTCAGATAACACAGCAGTTGGTAAAAATTCTTTAAAAGGTAATACAACAGGAACTTTAAACGATGCTGTTGGTTCAGGAGCATTAATGGCTAATACCACTGGTAGCTGTAATGTTGCTGTAGGAAATGATGCGTTAAGATTTAATACAACAGCAGATAATAACGTAGCAATAGGTCATCAAGCATTACAAGATAACACAACAGCTTCAGGGAATGTTGCGGTAGGTGCTTGTGCTGGAAAAGAAATTACAACAGGTCATAGTCAAACTGCATTAGGTTTTTGTGCTTTAACAACTGCAACAACACCAGAGGGTAATACAGCATTAGGTAATAATGCTATGAGACTTACTACAACTGGAGCAGATAACACTGCAGTAGGTAGACGAGCATTATGTACAAATACAACAGGTGGTAATAACACATCCGTTGGTGCTTATACTATGACAAGCAATACAACAGGTGCTGGTAACACAGCTGTAGGTATTCAAGCTTTATGTTCAAACACAACAGCAAGTAATAATACAGCAGTCGGATTAGATTCTTTAAAGACAAACACAACTGGTGCTCAAAATACAGCACTTGGACATTGTGCATTAGCTTTAAACACAACAGGCTGTAGAAATACTGCTATGGGTCACAATGCTTTGGCTGTTAACACAACAGGGTTTTGTAATGTATCAATAGGTAGAGTTTCTATGGACGCTAATACCACAGGTTGTTTTAATACAGCAGTTGGAACAGCATCTTTAAGTACTAACACAACAGCAAATAATAATACAGCAGTAGGTGCTTTTTCACTTAATCAAAATTCAACAGGTCACTCTAATGTGGCTGTCGGTTGCGATGCTTTATTTGATAATACAACAGGAACGCAAAATATTGCTGTTGGAAATGGTGCTTTACCAAATAATACTACAGGTTTTAACAACGTTGCTATTGGAACAAGTGCGATGCATACTGCCACAACAGCAAGTTGCAATGTAGCACTTGGAGAAGCAGCTGGTTTTAGAATGACATCAGGTATTTGCAATACTATGATTGGTTGTAATTCTGGTTCACAAATTACTTCAGGGGATAACAATGTAGTTTTAGGAGTTTTATCTGGTGCTGATTCTGTAAGAAATATTACAAGTGGAGATAATGAAATCGTTATAGGAAATAACTCACATGGAAGTGCTTTTATAAAAATTTCTTTTACAGTTACTTCAGATCTAAGAGATAAAACAAATATTGAAGATGTGCCTCATGGTTTAGATTTTGTTAATCAAATAACTCCAATTAAATACAAATTTAAAAAATCAAGAGAAGATGACACTCCACATGGTCGTACAAAATATGGATTTAAAGCACAAGAAATATTGGAATTGGAAGGTGATAATCCTGTAATTATACACAACGAAGATGAAGAAAATTTAAAATTAACTGAAGCACATTTATTTCCTGTATTAGTTAATGCAATCAAAGAATTAAAAGCAGAAATAGACGAACTGAAAAAGGGGTAAGCTACCATGTTCTTCGGTGCAACTACCTTTTCCCAATCAACATTTGCAGATATTGGAATATCCAATGCATTCGTCAATGTATCAGGGTCCAGGGTCAATACATCAATCGGTAATGTAGTTGTTGTTGGTAATTCATTAGTATTACCAAACGGCAATAGATATAATCTATCCACAGGAACAGTTACTGTTAAAGAGGGTGCTAATGTACCTGTAACAGGAAACAGATATAATCTAGGAACAGGTTCAGTCACATTCTCTATCAATGGAACAGTTGTTCCAACTGGTAGTAGACTTAATACAGCAATAGGTAATGTGACCGTTTCAGCAGGTGCTGTATTCTCGGTTACAGGTAATCAATTTAATTTCTCTACAGGTAGTCCAGTTGTAGTTGCAAATGCACTTGTTGCAGCAACGGGTAACAGACTAAATTTATCTACAGGAACAGTTATCGCAAAAGCAGGGGCTTCAGCTCAGGTTACAGGAAACAGGTTTAACACATCAATTGGTAATGTAACTGTAACTGGTAAAGCAGTTGTTTTACCAAATGGTAATCAATTAAATATTGGAACAGGTACAGTTACAATCGCAGCTGATGCAAACTTTTCAGTTACAGGTAATAGAGTTAATCTAACAATCGGTAATGCAACAGCTAAAGCAAATGCAACAGCCATTATAACAGGTAATAGATATAATTTAGCAACTGGATCAGTGACAATTGTTGCAAAAGCAGGTATAGCTGTAACAGGAAGTGGTCTTACTATAGGCACAAGTCAACCAAATGTTAGGGTATGGAATCCATTGGACCCTAATGTTAGTCAAACTTGGACAGCTCTTACAACACCATAGGATAAATTATGTTTTTTGGAACTACAACATTTGCACAAACAACCTACTCAGATATCGGAAGTAGTTCTGTCAGTCCTACGGTTATAGTATCAGGTAACAGGTTTAATATATCTATAGGTAATATAGCAACAATACCAAGTCAAGTAGTGGGGGTTACAGGTCAACAATTAAATGTTGCAACTAACCCTGTAAGTGCTATAACATGGAATCCGATTCCGCCAGGTGTGAATCAGATTTGGGTTCCTATAGACCCAAACAACCCTTAGGAGAATTATGGCATCAAGTACATCAAGTGATTTAAAACTAGAATTAATAACAACAGGTGAAAAAGCAGGTACCTGGGGTACTATTACCAATACAAATTTACAGATATTAGAACAGGCGGCATCAGGATATTTTACTCAAAGCATAGCCTCTTCTGATCTTGCATTATCTCTTTCAACATTTGCTGTATCAAACGGCAAGAACCTATACTACAAATTTACTGGAAGTTTAACTGCAAACAGAACAGTTACCATGCCAGATAGTGCTGAAAGAGTTTTTATAATAGAGGATGCGACTACAAGAAATTCATCTACAAGTTCATTTACATTAACAGTTAAAACAGTATCTGGAACAGGGGTGACTATACCTGTGGGTGCTAAAATGGTTTTATATTCTGATGGAACTAACATCAGTTCAGGTCCGATAACCAAGGGTTATTATACAATACCAGGTGCTTACACGGCAGTTAATGGTGATCAATTATTAATCAATACTTCTGGATCTGGTGGAGGTCTAAATGCTCCTGTCACAGTGACATTACCAGCTTCACCTGCCATAGGTAATGAGGTTACATTCATAGACAGTGGAAATAGTTTTGGATCCAACAATCTAACGATCAATAGAAATAGTCAACCTATTTTAGGAAATGCCGCTAATCTAACAGTATCAGCAAACGGTGCAGCATTTACATTGGTATATGTTAACGCAACAAGAGGCTGGGCTTACAAAGATAACATATAGGAGCACGGACCATGGCTCTAATTGATTTTAAAGTCCTACCCGGAATAGACAAACAGACCACAGGATCTGGTGCGGAAAACAGATGGGTTGATTGTGACAACGTTCGTTTTAGATACAATTTACCAGAAAAAGTTGGTGGTTGGTCTTCATTGGTCACAGATACCATTGCTAGTGTTGCAAGACGTCAGTTTGCTTTTGTGGATCTATCTGGAAATAGATATGTTGCTATAGGAACAGACAAGTTTTTACTTCTATATTTTGAAGGTCAACTCCATGATATTACACCAGTCAAATCTACGATAGGTAGTGTTGTGATGTCAGCTCAAGATGCAACACAAGAAGTATCTTTAACATTTTCATCAGCACATAATCTACAATCGGGAGATATTATTTTATTAGATAACGTGACTGTACCAAGTGGTATTGGTCTAACAGATGCTGCTTTTGAGGATAAACTATTTCAAGTCACAAAAGTTACATCATCTTTGATTGCTATCGTAACAGGATCACAGACCACAACCGGTGCTGCGGGTGGTGGAGCGTGTGATGTGATTCCATATGAACCTGTAGGTCCTGCTGCACAATCTTATGGTTATGGTTGGGGTATATCAGAATGGGATGGTATAGTTTCAGGTGCTTTACAGACAACATTGAATGGAACACTTGCTGATAACACTAGCGGTACATCAGGATCTAATATAGCTTTGACATCTGCTACTGGTTTTCCTACATCAGGTAGGGTACAGATAGGCACAGAATTAATATCTTATTCAGGTGTATCATG